TGGTAGGTATTAAACCAGCTTGTACAGATTCAGATTTTATAAGTAATGTTGAAACTCAAGTATTTGGTGGTTATGATGGTTTTATATATAAAATGGAATCAGGTAATACATTTGCAACAGGTGCAACAACTGCAACTATACAAGCAGTATATAGATCACCAGATATGGTAATGGGTGATCCAGGATTAAGAAAGTATATGCAAAGAGTTAATTTAAACTATGAAGGTGAAGGAACAACTATTGATGCAAATTTAGCTCTTAGATACGATTATGATGATCAAAATACTCCACAACCTTTAAAAATAGCATTACCTAGTGTAGGTGGTGCAGGACAATATGGAGCAGCTAAATATGGTCAAGCACTATATGATGCATCAGGTGTTCCCTTAGTAAGACAATCAGTAGAAGGTTCAGGATTTGCAGTAGCACTACAGATAGATGATCAAAATAGTGCAGACTCATTTTCAGTAAAAGGCTTTCAATT